TGCGCTTGCTGATCCGGACGCAACGGCGAAGTCTCTCCCCGCCGATCTGGGTCGGGCCCCGGACAGCGGCAAGGTTCGCGAGATGCACGGGGTCGTGCTTCGCCCTCATCGAGAGCTTGGGGTTCTTCTTGCCTCTGGTCGCCTTCACCGAGCCACTACCGTAGGCCGCCTGCATCATGTCCCGGTTGAGCACTTCCACGGGCGACAGCTCACGCAGGGGTGTCTTCTTGGGTGCCGGGTTGTCTGTTGTCATCGGGGTGGAGGCTCAGTGATTTGAAGGGCTTCCACACTACCGCTTCGGGCGCTGGGTTGTGTGTTGAAGGGGAGCTTGCCCGCGCCGCGCCGCTTGGGGTAGCCTCGCGCCGTGGACACTGGACAGGACACCCCCTCGCGATGACGCGGCCCGACGCAGAAGCACTGACCACTTTCCTTGTGGTGTTCGGCATCGCCGCCGCGATCCTCCTGGCAGTGTTCAGCAACACGGCTCGCGGGCATTGGTGGGGGACGTTCGTCGCGGGCGCCCTCTCGGGCGGCATTGGGGTCTTCACGGCGCTAGAGCGTCGAGCGGAAGTGATCCGGCTCGATGCCGAGCACGAGCAACGTCAGGCGGAATGGCGTCGCGAAGACGCGCTCGACGCGGCGCGCCGGGAAGCGTTAGCAGCGCGCCAGAAAACCGAGACGCATCACCCAGGTCGAGACTTGGAGCTGGTCGCTCTCTGGGCGCGGCAGCGCGCGGAGGAATTGGAACGGGAGGAAGCGCAGGAAGACGCCGAGCGCCGGGCCCTAGAACGAGACTCTTGACACGGACACCGGACACGTGCCAATGTCCACCCAGCGTTTGAAAGACGCAAAACCCTAGACGGAAGCCCTTCCCCGAAAGTCGGGCGCCGCCAAACTAAATTAGTCCGGGGTCCGTGCGCGCATGTCCAAGGCGCACGCCCAAAGGCGCACGGAGCGTTCTAGGGCGCTCTTTCAGCCCCGGATGCTGGCCGCTCTCTGAAAGGAGCCCCCTAGATGACGACCACGATCTATCACACCAACCGAACCACCTCAGTGACGCGCACCCCGGTGCGCAAGCCCGCGCCACGCGCCGTTGAGCCTTTCAGCGTGACTGTTAGCGCCCCGGGGGAACTGGTTCTCTCGGGTATATCTCCGGACGTTCTGGCCGAACGGCTTCCCGCCATTGTGCGGCTCCTGACCCGCTAGGACACAGGCATTGGCGGCAGGAGGTAGACACTCCTGCCGCGCATGCCCGTGTCCGGCGCGGTGCCCACGGTGCTTGACGAAAGCGACAAAAGCTACGATAACAAACGCGGGTGCTTCGCCACCGGCGCGGCGCCTATTCGAGCAAAACCACCACCAACAAGGACAGAAAGCCAAATGGCAATCCTCACCAAGACCGCGCGGACGATCCTCCGTTCGCGCATCCGCCGCCACCGCGACGCAGTGCTGATCGGACAGCACATCAATGGCGAATATGGCGTGACCAACGTTGCGGGGCTGACCAAGGATCAGCTTCTCGCGACCGCCGCCAAGTTCAACGTGCTCTTGCCGGACACCGACGAGTGCGACGCATACGACACCGTGCTGACGGGCGGCTACACCGGGGCGGAAGCCCTCGCGGCGGCGGACGCGCACGCAACGGGCAAGAACCCCAGCGGGCCGATGATGCTGGTTACGCCCGTGAACCCGGGGCAAGCGGTGTCCCCGGTCATTGCAACCGCAGTCGGCACCGACGCCGACGACGCGGACACTGAGGACGACGACGACGAGGAGGTAACGATCACTTCTGCTGCGCCAAGCGTTGCGCACGTTGCAAGCACAGGCACCGACGCGGAAACCGAAAAGGCCATTGAGGCAGACGTGCAGAGCCTCATGCAGATGATGGCGACGGGCAACTTTGCTGGCTATCAGGATGGCCTCAAGCGCCTCGCCCGCGAAGCGCGCAAGCCCGCTCGCGTCGAATACAAGACCGTGGCGCCCATCGATCCCTCCAAGATCAAGGGCCACGTCCCGACAGTGACGGGCGCCAAGACGATGGCAGAGGCGGGCGTGCCCAACCTGGGCGGCGCTCGCATGGACGCCACCAAGCTGCCGACCTACGACACGCCCGACGCGCCCACTATCGACCCGCACTACAACTGGCACCCCCAGACCGCCGTCATCCTGAGCGTGTTCCGGCGTGGTCAGCCCGTGTTCGGCTACGGCCCGGCAGGCACCGGCAAGACCGAGTTCGCCAAGCAGGTTGCGGCCCGCTGGGGGCGGCGCTTCGTGCGTATCTCGTGCGACGACCAGACCGAAGCGCAGACCCTTGTGGGCATGACCGTTCCGGACAAGGACGGCGGCGTGAAGTGGCAGGACGGGCAGCTTACTGCTGCGATCCGCGTCCCGGGCGCCGTGATCCTGATTGATGAGCCGAGCGTGGCACGCCCGGGCGCCCTGTTCGTGCTGCAAGCCGTCATGGACAGCGACAAGAAAATCCACATCGCTGAGACTGGCGAAGTTGTCCACGTCGCGCCCGACGTGATCATCATGCTCGCGGACAACACCAACGGCACGGGCGACACGACCGGCCAGTATGAGGCGACCCGCCGTCTCAACCGGGCGACCCTCGATCGTCCCGACGCGGTGATCCGGTTCGACTACATGACGCCAGTTGAAGAAACCAACGTCATTGCGGCGAAGACCGGCCTCAAGAAGCAGGCGGCGGCGCTTCTCGCTCGCTTCGGTGCACTCACCCGCGCCAAGGCCGACGAAGGCAAGCTCGCGCATCCTGTGGGCCTGCGCCGTCTTCTGGCGATGGCTGCGATGCTGGCCGATGGCGTGGACCCAACCACGGCGTTTCAGACCGCCGTGGTCGAGGGCGCGCCCTATGACGACAAAGAACCCCTGCGCCAGTTCTGGACGGCGGACGTGGACACCAACAAGCTCAAGCAGGCGGCCTGAGAGTGATCCGCCAATTCCTCAAAGACGGGGCGGCTCTGGCCGCCCTCATCCTCATCGTCGCTGGCGCGCTTGCATGGGCCGACGCCCTCACGCGCCTCACCAACTGAAAGGACATTCCAAAATGCTGAACATCTACGAGATGTCGGGCCGCGTGAAGTATTCCGACTTTGTGCCCGCCGCTGCTGAGCTTGTCCGGGCCATCGCTGCCCGCGCTGGCCGGAGCTATTCCAACGGCGTGCAGGTGCGGGTGGGCGGGGACACGGCGGGTGTGATCGAAATCGGGACATACCAGCTCACGCTCACCTTGCCCGCGATCCATCCGGACACGCTGATTAGCGCGGACCTCGCCCGGACCTTGATTGGTCTAGCTGTCCACGAAGCCGGACATGTGTTGCATACGCAAACCGACACCTTGCTCAACCGCATGAACGCCGCTGGGGGCAAAGCGCAGGCCGATGTCATGGGCGCGCTCGAAGACTATTTTGTTGAGCGGCGCAGCACGAACCCTGCGAAACCCATCGTGTCGAACGCGCCAGATCTGCTGGGCGCGCTCAACGTCAAGTTGCAGCAGGGCGTGGTGTCGAGCGCGCTCGCTGCGCGGCAGGCGCGGGACGCGCTCGGACAAGCCGCCGCGCTGGTCCTCGCGTCCCTCGACCGTCATGGGCGCCAGGGTGGCGTGTTGAAGTCGCTGGAAGCTGACACGCGCGCGGCGGTTGACCCCAAGGTTGTGGTTCTGGTTGATGCAATGTTGGACAAGCTGGACCAGCACGACGACAAGACCGGGGACGCCAAGAGCGCCACCGCGCAGCGTATTGCCGACTACGAAGCGTTCCTGCGGGCGTTGGGCGCCACGAAGCTGGCACCCCCGCAAGAGGAAGGCGAGGTGGAGGGCAAGGACAAGAGCAAGGACGCCGGGAGGGGCGACGGTAAGAGCGGAGGCAAGAGCGACGCGGGCGACGAAGCGAGCAAGGGCGCGGGGAAGGGCAAAGACGAGGACAAGACCGAAGACGATCCGGCTGGCGACGAGCAGGGCGACGAGCAGGGCGACGATGGGCAGGGCGACGATGGGCAGGGCGACGATGGGCAGGGCGACGACAGCGACGATGGCGACAGCGACGGCACAGGTGAGACAGACGATGAAAGCGCTGGCGCCGGTTCGGCGCGTGGTGTGGGCAAGGGCCATGCGCCACGCAAGAGTACGGCAGATCAGCGCAAGTCCAGAATGATGAAAGAGCTGCTGCCCGAGAGGTCGGACAAGGATCGCGACCTAGCGGAGCACCTTATGCCCGTCCTCGGACAGGACCCCAACGAGCCCGCCAGAGACGCACGTAGCCACTGGCGCCCGAACCCGGCTAGTAACGCCGATGTCCGGAAAGCCGCTGAGCGGGCCAATGCCCGGACCTTTGCGGACGCGGCGCGCCGCGCGCTCAAGAGCGAAGACACAACCGTCGTGTCCAGGCGCATGCAGACTGGCCGCCTTGATCGCCGCGCGATCTCGCGGGCTTCTATGGGCGCGGCGGACGTGATGAGCCGCAAGCGTGTGGATGAGGGCATTACGACCGCTGTCATGGTCATGCTCGATCTATCCAGTTCAATGGGGGACCTTGTGGTGGTGGGTGACGTGGGCATGTCCCGCGTCACGGCCAGCGTCGGTATGGCATCGGTGATCCTCCCGGCAATCGAGCGCGCGGGCGCGGCGGTGGCGCTGGGCGGTTTCACGGACATCCCGCTCCAGTTGATCGGCTGGAACGAACGCACGCCGACCGTGGAAGCCATGATGAAGAATTTCGGGGACCTCATATACGGTGGCGGCACTGCGATGTTGCGGCCCGCCATTTGGGCCGAGCGGCAGGTGCTGGCCCAGCGCGCGTCGCGTCGCGTTGTCGTGTGGCTCTGCGACGGGCAGGTAGGCGCCGAGGCGCCGGCTGTGCGCCACATCTTCACCAAGCCCGGCCCTGTTGAGCATTTCGGCATCGGCCTCCAATGCAACATCAGCAACCTGTTCAAGACCGGACACGCGGTGTCCATCCGGGACATGAGCACGCTGGCCTCGGCGTTTGAAAAGCTGATAATTCCACGCGGCGGTTTCCGGCGATGACGCCGGGCGTGGGCAGGCGATGGCGGGGCGACTTGCTCCGACTCGCTGCGATCCTGGCCAGTCTCGCGGCGTTGTGGATCGTGCTCGATACGTGGCTTTAGGCGAGGCGCTAGAACCCTCCTCCATCAGCCCCGCTAGGGTGACACCTAGCGGGGCTTTCGCTTGCCTGCGGCCTCGCCAACCGCCCGCGCGCAAATCAGGGTATGACTGACAATCCCGAGAACCCAACGGTGAGCCGAACATGTCCAACGGAATGACACTGGATGACACGGACCTGGACGAGGCAAAACAGGCGCTTCGTGACGTGATGACCGACGCCCAGGCACCGGCAGCAGCCCGTGCGGCGGCGGCCCGCACGATGCTTGAGCTGGGCGGCGCGCTCGGACGCCACGCGGCGCCACCGGTGGACACCAGCAAGCCGACGAGCGAGATGAGCCGGGCGTCGCTCCTCGCTGAGCTGGCGGCCCTCGAAGACCCGGATGCCGCACAACCCCGCACTGAGTAGCCCGCAAAGCCCCGGCCTCCTAGGCGGGCACACTCCCTTCCGGAGGGAACGCGCCTAGCTTTGCGTGGTTTTTGTGTGGGCATGGCCTCGATGGAGGGCAGGGCGGCGCCGGTCAGCTCCACGGCCTGGACACCGGCCCGGACACGGCACCCCGGCCCCTCCCCGTCACCCGGCGCGCGGGCTCACGTCCTTATCCGACATGCGCACAAAATTTCCGCATTTCTAACTTCCTGACAGTTCCGACAAAGCAAAAAGCGGCAGCGATGAGCGAGAACGTCCGGGTCGGGGACTGGTGGTTCCGGGGCATCCAGATCAGGATAACGTGCCAGCGGTGTGGGCGCGTGCGGTACCTGCGCGGCGGCGATCTGCTGAACCTCAAGATTGCGACCGAAGATACGTACCTCCGCGAAGACGACCTCCGCTGGGAGGAGCTACGTACCCGGCTCCATTGCGCGGCGGACGGCTGCGGCGGGCGCATGCCCAAGCTGGAGTTGGGCGTGTTCCGGTAGTCGTTGACGAAGCAGCGAACCACTAGATATGGTCCCCCTGCTCGACTTAGCCGTGAACTGTCCTCACGGTGCAAACCCCCGGGACTGAAAACCCCGGGGGTTCCTTTTTGCCCCCATCTTCGTCCAGCGAAGCACCCGGCCCGTTGCGTATGTTGCACACAAACGCAACCCCGAGCATCGAGATATGGTCGAGCCCGTCCCGCAGAAGCCCAACCGCAGCTACAGCTTCACGAACCATCAGGCCACGCAGCCGACCGTTCCGCTGCCGGGCACGTCTGTGGACAACGAACTCGACAAGACCAACGGCGCCATCAGCGACGTGATCGACTTCGTGCGGCAGGCCATTGACGACGATGGCCGCATCAAGTCCGAAGCCGCGCTCTCGCTTGTCGGCCCGCAGGGTCCCGCTGGCCCGAAGGGTGATCAGGGCAACACCGGCCCGACCGGCACCACGGGCGCAACCGGCCCGCAGGGTGACACGGGTCCGCAGGGACCGCAGGGTATTCAGGGCGTGCAGGGCGTGGCCGGGCAGAACTTCATGCCCGACGCCGTGGGCATCCAGACCGATCGCGACCTCTACGATGCCGAGGCCACGGGCTTCGCCTTCCTCGACGCCACCAATGGTCATCTCTACTTCAAGCTGTCCAGCGGCACCGCCGACTGGTCCTTCCCGGCTCCGTTCGGGCGCGGCCCGCAGGGCGTGCAGGGCATTCAGGGCGTGCAGGGCGTCCAAGGTCCGCAGGGCATTCAGGGTCCGACCGGCGCCACCGGCGCGCAGGGTCCGCAGGGCGATCCCGGTCCCGCCGGACTCGTGTGGCTCGGCACCTACGACGCAGGCACGGCATACGAGGTTCGCGACGCCGTGGCGTACAACGGCGCGTCCTACGTCTGCATCGCGGACACGACCGGCAACCTGCCGACGAACGCCACCTACTGGCAACTCCTCGCCGCGAAGGGCGACACCGGCGCGCAGGGTCTACAGGGCATTCAGGGCGAAGTAGGTCCGCAGGGTGAAACTGGCGCGACCGGCGCGACGGGGCCGACTGGCGCTACGGGGCCGACTGGCGCCGCCGGTCCTGTCGTGGACCTCGCTTCGCTGACGCCCAAGTCCACGGTCGTGGGCGCGGACATCACGCACATTCAGGACAGCGCGGACAGCTTCGCCAACAAGAAGATCACGCTGGACACGCTCAAGACGTGGCTGCTCAGCGCGACCTATCCTGTCGGCAGCCTCTACTTCTCGACCAACGGCACCGACCCGGCCACGTCGCTGGGCTTCGGTACGTGGGTCGCCTTCGGCGCGGGCAAAGTCCCGGTTGGCTACAGCGCCGGTGAAACGGAGTTCGACGCCGACGAGAAGACCGGCGGCGCGAAGACGCACACGCTTAGCTCGGGCGAAATGCCCGCGCATACGCACTCGGGCACGACCGACACCGGCGGTTCGCACTCGCATGGCGGCAGCACCGGGTCCGGCGGCGCCCACTCGCACGGCGGCTCGACCAGCGACCCCGGCGCGCACGCCCACCAGTGGGCCATCGCTGGCGCCGCCGGTTCGAGCACGATCCGTGCAGCACCCGGCGGCGGTTCCACTTTGCCCGGCGTGGACACGTCCTCTAACGGCGCGCACACGCACAGCATCTTCACCGACACGCACCCCGGGCATACCCACTCGATCGCTACCGATACGCACAGCGGCCACCAGCACAGCTTTGGCACCAGCTCGACGGGCGGCGGCGGGGCGCACAATAACCTCCAGCCCTACATTACCGTCCGCATGTGGAAGCGCACGGCCTAACCAAGGAGAACAAATGCTTACCGGCCTCGCAATCGGTCAGAGCAACATGCTCTATCGCGGCACGGGCGGCCCGTGGACCATCAACCCACTGGTCACGCTCTGGAACAACAAGAACGACATCTCAAGCAGCGTGAACGACCTCGGTACGGCGTGGATCACGCCGACGCGCGGCGTTAATCCGCTCACCGCCGGGACGCCGCTGCGCAACAACGCTTTTGCTCAGGCTCTCAGCCTGATCGCTACGGCGCGCAACGAACAGGTTCGGGGCGTCCTCTCGGGCCGGGGCGGCGAAGGGCTTGGGACGTGGTACTCTGGCGGGGCGCCGCAGAAGAACCTCATTCGCGCCAAAGCGGTGCTCGCGGCCGCTGGTGTCTCTTGGGTCGATTTCGTCGTGATGGCTCTCGGTGAGAGCGACAACAGCGAGGCGATCAGCACGGGTCGCGATCGCGCCAACGCGATCTTCCGCAACCTCAAGGACAGCAGCATCATCGCGGGCCACACGCAGGTCATCATCTGCGAGGCTTCGGACACGCATGTCCGGACCAACGAGATCATGGCGGCGACCTATGCGACCGCGCCCGAACGGGTCTACCTGCCGACCCGCCTCCAGCCGACCAGCGACGGGACGCACTTCACTGGCGACGCGGCGCCCGTGATCGGAAACATGATCGCCTCGGCGGTACTGCGCGGGCTCTAAGACCCCAACTTCGCGGCCATTCTGACCCCAAATCAGTTGTATGTGGTGCTCGAATAAAGCAACACGCACAACGGGCGGGCAGATGGCACTCCACCCGGCGGACTCCAGCGCCGCCCTCAAGGCCCATATCAAAGCCTCCGAGAAGCTGATCCTTCACGCCTACTTCGACCCCGTGGGCGTGCCGACGGCTGGATGGGGCCACATCGACGGCATCACGTCGAGCATGGCCAAGGTCAAACAGGCCATCTCGACTGCGCAGGCGGCGAAGTGGTTTGAAGAAGACCTGGACATCGCAGAGCGCGCTGTCCGGAAGTACGTCAAGGTCGCGCTCAACCAGAACCAGTTCGATGCTCTGGTGGACTTCGTGTTCAACTGCGGCGCGAGCAATCTCGCCAGCTCGACGCTGCTCAAGCTCCTGAACCGGGGCGACTACGCCGCCGTGCCCGCGCAGCTCATGCGCTGGACCAAGGCCCGCGACCGCAAGACCGGCAAGATGGTCGAGCTGCGCGGCCTCGTGATCCGCCGCAAGTGGGAAGCGGACCTCTGGTCGAGCCTCGCGCCGCCCGAGCCCGCCAACTACCGCGACGGCGAACGCAACTGTGAAGCCACGGTCATCCCGGACGCCAGCAATGCGAGCGAGCCGGTCACCCTCGGCGGGCTCATCGCGAAGTTCTTCGCCGCGCTGCTCGCAGCCTTCACCCGGAGGGCGTAATGACCGAGCACATCGTCAAATGGTCCGATCGGATTTGGGACACGCTGGTTCGCTGGCGGACGTGGCTGGTCAACGCGGTGCTCGCCGTCGCGCTGGTCGCGCCGGAAGTGCTGCAAGCGCCAGAACTTGCGGCGCTAGTGCCGCCCCATTGGCGCCCGTGGCTGATCGCCTCGGCGTTCCTGCTCAACATTCTGATGCGCCCGCGCAAGGCCGCCCGCGCCCGCGACTTCGAGGCCAAGTAAGATGTGGGCCGGGCTCCTTGGGTGGGTCATGTCGATCCTGTCCAGCGACATGCTGGGCCGGGTTCTCGATGTCGTGTCCAAGCGAGCCGACGAAAAGAACACTGAGAAGCTGCGTCAGCTCGAAGCGCTCACGTCCGAAACCACAGACCTGGCCTCGCTCAACAAGGCGAAGCTCCAGTTCCCGTGGTTCTGGGTGCTCATCTCGATCTTCATCTTTCCTCTCGGGTTGTGGTGGACCGCTGTTCTAGCCGACAGCATCTTCGGCTTCCCCTTCGACATCGCGGACCTTCCGACCCCCGACATGCGCGCTTGGGCTGGGGACATGATCCGCTGGCTTTTCTATGTCGGCAGCGTCACGGCAGCATTGAAAGTGGTGTCCAAGTGACCCCTCCGAACCTCTGGGAGCAGCTCCAGCTCCTCATCATCTCCGGCGGCGCGGGTGCTGTCTTCCGGACCCTCATCTCGCCCGAGAAGCAATGGAAGCGGCGCGTCGTGCAAGGCGTGGCCGGTGCCATTTCGGCGCTGTTCCTCGGCGGCGTGCTGGCTTCGGTCATCGACAGCATCACGCACGCGGGCGCCTACGCCTACCTCGCAGCGGGCTTCATCATGGGCTCGGGCGGCGAGCTGGCGGTGAAGGCGATCCAGGACCGGTTCCTCGGCCCCAAGGACGGCGACAACTGACCACCGCCGTCCTCGATCCCATCGAGCGCCGCAAGGCGATCATCAAGAGGCTGCTGGCCGCCGACAGCGCGCGACACAGCCTGCTGGACTACACAGCCTTCACGATGCCGGATCATCGCGATCCGGATAACGTGGCGCTCACGCGCTATCAGCGTGCCCGTGTCCACGGCGTCATCGCTGACGCGCTCGAAAAGCTCGAACGCCGGGACATTCTCCGCCTCATCATCAACTGCGCGCCGCGCCACGGAAAATCCGAACTGGCGTCCAAGCGCTTCATGTCGTGGTACTCGGGGCGCCACCCCGAGGAAAGCCTGATCTTCGGCACCTACAATGACACGTTTGCCGAGGACGTGGGCCGCGCGGTGCGCGGAAATATCCAGTCCCAGCAACACAGCCAGGTCTTCCCGGCCCACGCTCTCAAGGATGGTTCCGCCGCAGCCAAGCGACTTGAAACCACGATGGGCGGCATCCTCGCATTCGTGGGCCGGGGAGGCTCCATCACGGGGCGCGGTGGGCACGGCATCATCATTGACGACCCCATCAAGGATCGCCAGGAAGCCGACTCCAAGCTGATCCGCGATCAGCTCTGGACATGGTTCTCCCAAGTTATCGCGACCCGCCTAATGACGCCGGACAGCTTCATCATGCTGATCCAGACGCGGTGGCACGAAGATGATCTCGTTGGTCGCCTCACCGATCCGCGCAACCCGTTCTATGACCCCGCCGAGGCGGCGCGCTGGACCGTAATCGACCTCCCGGCGCTGGCACTCGAAAACGATCCAATGGGTCGCCTGCCGGGCGAGGCTCTCTGGCCTGAGCGGTTCCCGGTGTCCTTCCTCGAAGGGCAGCGGCAGCTCGACCCGCGCGGCTTCCAGGCTCTCTATCAGGGCAAGCCGACCGGCGAGACGGGTACGTTCTTCAAGGCCGACCACATCAAGACCTACCAGCCGGACGAACTGCCCCGGCACCTGAAATACTACATCGCTTCCGACCATGCGGTGTCCACGAAACAGGACCGCGACAAGACGTGCCTTATTCCCGTGGGCGTAGACGAGAACGACAACGTTTACGTCATGGACGACGTGTGGTGGCGCCGCGCTGAGACGGACGTTGTGGTCGAAGCAATGCTGATGCTCATGGACCGCTACAAGCCGATCTATTGGTGGGCGGAGCGCGGCCACATCTCCAAGTCCATCGGCCCGTTCCTCCGGAAGCGCATGCTGGAGGAAAAGACCTATGTCTCGATGGTCGAGGTCCAGCCTATCTCGGACAAGCAGTCCCGCGCGCAGTCGATCCAGGGCCGCATGTCGATGGGCAAGGTGTTCTTCCCGGCTCGCGCCGTGTGGTGGCAGGACGCCCGCGATCAGCTCCTCAAATTCCCGAACGGCTCCAACGACGACTTCGTGGATGCGCTCGCCTACATCGGCCTCGGGCTCAACCAGCAGCTCGGCGCTGCGCGGCCAACTGCCCGCAAGGACGTGAAGCCGGGCACCCTCGGCTGGCTCAAGGCGCAGACCCGCAAGGCCGAGCAAACCCGGCTCAACAACCTCGCCAACGGCGGGTGGTGATCCCCCACCTTCGCCGCCAAAATCAGTTTGCGTTCGGCTAAGCGTTGCGCACAAGAGCAACGCGAGCACCAAATGGCCGATCCCGCCCTC